CTGACATAACCATATCACCGAATATGTCCTCAACGTTATACACCTTGATATTGACAAGATTGCACTTGTAGTTATTGGTCTGTGTGTCCGTAAGCCTTAATACTCCGTTGAATATGGTTATACCGTCAGCAATCACCTCACACTCATATTTTGTGTTGAACTTGTTCAGTTTGGCCGAATTGTTGGCATAATTGAAGATACGGTTGTTCTTTGTCGTTGCAGGCAATTCAAATGAGAATGAATATTCACCAGTCCTCGTTGATATTGAAGTAGGTTGGAATATTACGTTATTTATGCGCAAGTTCAGTTTCTCCTGCGAATATATGTCAACCATTTCACCGTTTACGATTATGCTTATTGAATGTTGATTGTTTAACATAATGAATTATTTTATCTGATTTATCTTAAAAACCAATTTAACAAAAAAATGGTCAATTTCCTTTTTAGGGGAAACTAACCATCTTGGGGATATATATATTGGAAAAAAGAAAACTATGCCATATCGGGTCTTGAGAACTCATAGGTTATCCTTGCTGTGAATATGTGGCTTGTATTGTTCGTCTCGCTTATTTCAAGGTTCGTTACGGAAATGTAGTACCTTATTCCGTTAAGTTCAACCCAAGCCCTCTTTGCGTTCTGCAATGAATAGAAAAGATATACACCGTTCTTGTCAATATAGTGGCTTGTATGCTTCACCTCGATTCCCACTTTCTTCTCATATACCTTTTCCTTTTCCCTTGTATTTGTCTCGTTGTAGAAATCAAATTCCTGCTTCTCATATGTCGTTATGTCTTCCTTTCTCGTCTCTGTCCTCTCACCTGTGAAGTCGAAGAATGAAACACCGTTGTATTCGTTGTACCAGTAAACCCTTCTTACCTCAACCTCGTTTGCTGCGTTTATAGGCTTGACAATATTGTACCTTACTGTTCCTACGGACGGAATGGTCATATCAATGTATGTGGACTGTCTGAACAATGTCTCGTCTAACTGCAATGTATATGTCTTCAAGATAGTTCCGTCAGTCCTCGTTACGGGTGTCGATTGCGACTGTATCACAGTGTTTGCGGAATTTACATAATTGATTGTGAGTGTCGTTATATCCACTTGGTTTGCCGAATACACAGAGAAAATCAAAGTTGGATAATATGTATATAGATAGGTGTTGTTATATTCTTCCCTATCGTCACCCCTTGAAACGTTTGCAGCAAAGAAATTGCCGTTAACCGTATTGATGAAAGGCTGTGAGAAATTGCACAGGTATCCGTTTGTTATGTACATTGGAGAAGTCTGCTGTGCAAGTGTCAGTTTCTTGTCTGAGAAGCCGTAAACGTCAAAATCGAACTGCTGCATATCCTCATAGTTATCGTCCGACAACAGAGTGTTAAGCAAAGGTGTCACATTGAATGAAATGGGCTTTCCATAGTAGTTCTTCTCCAACGTTGTCACATATTCCCTTTCTGACAGATTGTTGCTTCCGAATGGTGATGGTGTCTTGTACTTATACAAATCGCACAGAACCTTGTTCACTCTTCCTTGAAGCATTGCGTCATTTGTGTTTCCGTCAACAGTCCTTGACCAAGTATAAATGTTCTGAGGCAAATCAGTTGATACTGCGACATTGAAATTCTTACCATATCTCTTTGCCTTTATGTGTACAACAGGTTTCATTGAACCGTCCTCGTCATCATCAAGCCATACATCGAAATTTGCAGCAACAAAAGGTACGTTGCGGAATGCCTTTACTATTGTGTGGCAACTGTACAACTGATTCTCATATGAATTGAACTGAGGAAGCCAAAAGGTAGTGCCACCAACGTTCTCTTCATTGAATGTGCTGGTAATGTTGTACTCACCGAATATGATATTGTATGTCGTATTGATTTCTATGTTGATGATTGTCGAATATGAGAACTGATATTCCGCATATGAGTTTGTGGTCGAAGAACCACTGAACGTCAATATGTTGGGAACACCACTGAGACATATTATATTCTTTGAACTTGTAAGGTTATTAAATGTTAATTCCATAATCTATTTTTTTAATTAAAAACTTATCAGTCGCTAAAATAATCATCAACCTCTTTGAACAAGGCATCAAATATCATATCTGCATATTTGTTCTCAAAACCACTGTCAACATATTTGTCAAGCATATCAAATATCTTACGTCCTTTATGTCCTTTCTTCCAAATGCTCCTTGAAATAACATAGGCAACGGACTTGATATTCTCGTTGGAAGAAACTATATGCTTTCGTCTAAGCCATTTAATTATTTCAATAACAGGTGGTGGGTCTCCATATTTCGGTGGTCTGTCCCATTCTATATAACCGATATAGTGATTGAATAAAGTATCAACTACAATATTATCACCAGTCTCTTTCCAAGAAGTACTTATCTGTTTATAAAGATTTGAGCCATGCAATGTGTTAAAACCTACCTTTTCGTTTATACCAACATCAGAAGACATCACCTGCCTTGCAGCCCTTATGATGTCTTCTGTAATTTCTTGTATAACTTTTGCGAGTTGAACATCCATATTTCAAATTTATTTATGTGGAATTAAAATTGGTTTCAATACCAAGTTATTTGCCTCTGAAGGTGGATTAACGTCTTTGAGGTCTATGTCTTTGTCCTCAGTTTCAATTATCTTCGGTTCGTCAAGGAAATTATCCATAAAGGTACAAAGATTTATCGGGTCGGGCATAATAAGTTCAAGGGTTAAACGCTGTCCTGCTGAACGGTCATCGGTGAACTCGTCCAATGCAAGGAACGAATAATCATGCACTGACAACTGTCCCATAAAAGTATCGTCTTGTCTTATAAAGTGTATCATTTCAATACCAATCTGCAAGGCATCAGACTGACAATCAAGCACTGTATGCTCCTTTGTCGGAAATCCTATAATGTCAATATTTATTGTAACATCAAAAGGCTGATTTGGAACAGATATAAGCAACTGACTATAAACGTCCGTATTGACATTCACCTGATAATAACCATTATTGTTTTGCTGATTGATATAGGAACGGTTCAGATATTTGGCAAAGAATACCGCCTTATGTCTGAGCGCAATACTTATAATATAATCTATAATTTGTTTGAACATATCTTTTTTATTAAAAACATAAAATCATTTATATTGCCATTTGAAACCATATGCTGATTTATGCTGTGGTTTTTCATTACAACAAGCACTTATATTTTGATGACTATATCCAAATATCCTTTCTATTTCTTTTATGCTTGGAAATTCTGCAATGATTTCATTAGTTTCTTTATTCAATTGAAGCACTGGTTTTTTAGAACTATTGTCGCTCATTTTTTTCTTTGTTTCTTCTGATAGATGTTTACCTTTTAATGCTTCACTCAGTTTTTTCTTATGTTCTTCTGACAAATGTTTACCATAGAAATAGTTTTTTTCACCTTTATTTGCTCTACCTATTTTTTTCTTTGTTTCTTCTGATAGATGTTTACCTTTACACCAAGGTTCTTTCCCTTTATTTGCTTTGCTAATTTTCTTTTTATGTTCTTCTGTTAATGAATAGCCACAACACCCATCTCCACCATCTGTAAGGTTATATCCATATGGCACTCTTGTATTTAGTTCCTTTATATAATACTTTTCCCAATAGTTTAATTCCTCATCCTTGCATTCTTTGAGGATTTCAAAATCAAAAGCATCAATACCATACTTTTCCCTTGCTCTATTGATTGCAGTACCAGCATATTGACAATTTGCCTTCCATTTTCTCTGTCTTGTTTTCAAATTTGTTGCCTGTCCTACATATTTCTTTCCATTAATCTTGTTTGCCCTTAAATAAATTACTCCCATAATATTTTACATTTAATTACCATTTTTCACAGATATAGGTCAAATTTAACAAAGTACAAAATAGTTAGTGTTAAATTTAATTAAAACAAAATTGAAGAAACAAATCAATGTCTCTTCAATTTACGTTGTTGCTCTTCCCAGTCTCTTTGTGCTTTCTGAGCGTAGGCATTATCTAGTTCATACGAGAGGAACACTAAGAATTGGAGCAGATACGTTTGATGGATTTTTTCAACTTCCGTAATTTTATCATCGCTACTATCATAGACGGTTTTTTGAAAACCATATGTCTTGCTGAGTCTTCTAAGTTCTCCACAAGACTTAACAACTGGCGGCCTATCGTTGTTATAGAGTTTTGGGAAAGACTTGTGGATGACAGACCTTTCGTTAAAAAAAAAACTATGACTGGCATTGCTTTTGTTATGGGCATCTTTGCAAACATTTCCCTTCTTGCGTCAAATATCTTGTTTGCAAATTCATAGTCATAAACCTCATTCACTTCCCAAGATAAACCTGTAACATTATCTGTCTTTACACCAGTAACCTTTCTGCATAATACTGCAAGCAATGAGGGATAATCATATATATTATTTCTTAATATACTTTCACAGTCATCCCATTCTAAAACTTTAAGTGATTCTTTGTCGTTGATACAGAACTCCATTCCATTATATGAAAGATGATTTGACGGTTTCCACTGAGGCATATCTTCCAACACAAATGAGAAATTGGACATAATCGAATTGTATAACTCCACTGGTAATACGTCATACTTCTCCATATCAAAGTCTGTGAAGCATTTCAGCAAGTCCTTGTCGGTTATATTGTATTTCTCATCCTTTTCATTGGGCATATCTGTCTTGTCCTTTTCTGCCTGCTTTTTGTCCTTTTCAAGTGCGTCTTCCTTTTCCTTCGATAGAGCAAGATAGTCCGAAAGCATTTGAAGTGTCACCTCTTCCCATTTGGTCGGTACTGTTATGCTTCCGAAATCATATGCTGTTTCCATCTTCTTTTCATCAAACTTCTCTGTCTTTACCTTTGGTTTTCTTCCCATAATATATATTGTTAAATTATTATATTCTTATATTCTATTTTTCCTTGTTGCTATGAACCTGTATGAAGATTCAAGTGATTTATTTGGATAGTCTTCCATTGCTCTTCTTGCAATCATTAACGACATTATTCTATCGTCCTTTGCGCCTGGTACTGCTGCGTAGGTAATTCTGTGTGTAACTTTATTCACCTTATACGAAAACAGTCCAAGTTGTCTGTATAAGTCCTTATCCTCATTATTGAAGAATATATTATCCTGTGCTATTGCCAATTGCAGGTTGCCCACATTCTCTGCCTTGTTCTCATTCGTTGTGATATACTCCAATACCCTTGATTTATTCTTTATAAGTTTCTTAATCTCGTTTATCATTACACTTCCAATTCCGTTTGCCTCAATATAGCACATAATCAAATTCTTTTCGTTATTGATAATATCTGCTATCTGTCGGTACTTGCTGTCCAATGTCCCCTTTATAACCTTCTGCCAAACATATTTGCCACTTGTCTTGGTAACAACCGTTTCATCCTCTCCAACACTGCTCAAATCTACACCTATATACACCTTATCAAATGTAACCTTTTGATAATCAATGAATTGCTTTTCATATCCCTCAAATACGGTAAGTGCGCTGTCAAGGAACTCAACAAGGAACTCTTGTCTGAATGCAAGTGGTGGGGTAGTGGCTTTAAGTTCCTCGATGTCTTCTTTCGATATTGTGCTGTC